CAAAAAGAACATCCATGAAAGAACTTAATCTACATTGTGCTGAGCAACTGCGCCGTCACCGGTAAGAGTCATGCTGCAAGACACAATCTCGTCACTGTTACCTGCGGTAAGGCTGAGGCTTGTGATAAGTCCCTCGCCACTGTAATAGGGCTTGGTATCATCAAGTTCGTAAACATATTCGTCGCAGGTTGCACCTGATGCCTGAGCCTTTGCTGGGCCGAGAGTCCAATCGACGTTCTCGCCTTCCAACATAGCTTTCATCAATGTGTCGTAAGAAGTCACACCAGACTTTGCGGTATAAAGAGAGTCACTTGAAACAGTGTAACTGTTCGTACCGGCAAGGTTTGAAGCCCAGCGGCAAGACATTTTATTAGTAGTTGTTATCTGTTCACCCGAAACTTCCAAAGAAGCGTTGGTACCGAAAGCAATTACATTTGTATTTCCACTACCGCCAATCCAAAGGAATATCTCTGAACCGCGAACAAGGTCTTTACTTTCCATAGTATTATTTATTTTTTATTTTGAATTATTTTATCGAGTAAATGATTTTCTCTGTGTACTTGTTGTCGTAATATTCTTCGCTGCTGTCTACCAAGTCAATCAAGAACTTTTGCCCGTACATTTCGTGCTCGCCTGTCAGTGCATTGTCAACCGCGGCTGCAATCTGCAAGGCATTGTCATAGATGTCGCTGACTATCGTTAGTTCAACCTGTGCGTCGTCCTCATAGATGCCCATCTTGACTTTTTCGCGCTGATAATGAACCCTTGAATAGATGATGAAGTCGCCCTCGGTGTTCTCGGGAGCCACGAGCGGGAAAATGTCATGTCCCACGAAGCCCACGACGTCGCCGTCGTCCAATAGGATTTCACGGATATAGTTTCCGATAAACCATTTCTGAAAACTGTTAAGGCAACCCATTATTCATTTATTTTATCAAGTCTTATTACCATTTCGTTGTCAAGCGGATATCTGTCAACCGATATTATGCGGTATTTCTCGTCGCGCCATTGAACCACATTTGTCTCCTTCACCTGTGCCCTGTACCTCATGCGGAACTGCGGCACTACATGATGAAATATTTCCTCCGCGTCAACGTCAAACCTTTCCTTGAACTTAATCTTTTCAGCCTTGCAGTCGAACATGAACCGCTCTTCCGAATGTTTATATCCGGTGGCGCTCTGTGTCTCAACGATTTCGTAGAAACTCAGTGTTTCTGTCAGTCTGCCACTTAATACCATTAGTTTTCAAAATTGCGGTAAAGGTTTATTAAATATTGATATGCAAAGGGTACTGTTTCAACTTTGGTGCCCACGATTTCGCGGTTCTGATAAAGGTTTCCCACCTGCAGGAGCATTGCCTGAAAGAGGGGGGTTGGGATACAACCCCCGTTCTTTTCGGCTATGGTTTCCAAGTCCTCGTTAACATGAACCCTGACAGCATCTTCGGCGGCTTCCATGTAGAGCAACAGAAGTTCGTCGTCATCGGTGTATCCGCTTTCGATATTAAGGTGTTTCTTTACCAAATCTATATCAAGGTACATGCTTTTAACTTTTTGGCTTAGTTATTAATCGAAGATAGCACCTGAGATTCTGTCACCACGGAGTTTGGCGTCAACAAGGAAGTTAACAACGATGCGAACCTCGTTATTGATAGCGCGGCTTACAGTGTCAACAGTGATGTCGATGCCGTCCCAAGTAGCAACTGCCAAGTCCTTAGGATCCATGCAAAGGATTGACTTGTTATTTACAGAGTTAGAAACAACAGTCTTGTAACCGTCGATTTCGCCTCCGGCATAAACCATGTGTCCATAACCCTCAGCCATGTCTACGCCCTTGAGAGCATACTTAACCTTCGGGTTGGCGATGAAGATGAAGTCTGTGCCATTCTTTTCCTCAACCTTTGACTCAAGTCCAAGGATGTCGTCGTAGTCAACAGCGGTAAGACTTGTACCTGTCTCGGCTGTGATTACATTGAACAAGCCAGCGGGACGAGTGGTTGTACCGCTCTCGGCACCGAAAATAGTCTGATCCAGTTTCTCTGAAACAGCCTTTGCCAAGTCATTGATAAGCAGAGCCTCGGCACTGTTGGCATCCTGTGCAAGGAAAGTCTTTGATATGTCAAGATAAGCAGTTAAGCGCTTCGGGGTAAGAACCACCTCTGAGAAAGCACCTGCGCCATTGTCGGCAGCGTCGATTTCGCCCTTCCAACCGCAAGTTGAACCTGCATACTTAGGTATTGATATGTCACCAACAGCGTTGGAGAACCATGTAGCACCAATCTTGTTGAGAACTGATGCGTTGCGGATTGCCATGAACAAATCCTTCTTTTCCTCAGGTACGTTGTAGCCACCCTGAGCGTCAACACCGGCTACGATTTCGTTAGCTCTATAGGTAATCTTGTTGCCATTTACCATTGAGCGCATTTCATCGGTAACGTTACCCTCGGCAACGCCCTTGATAACATCGAATAATCTGATTTCCATTTTGTTATTTGTTTTATTTTCTTTATTATTTTTCTGTTCCTGTTGTAATTTGCG